TCAACGAAGTTTTGTGTGGTCATCTGTCAGCCCTCATTTCGTAGTGTGCTTCAGCAGCTCCGACCATAAGCTCATATTCATGGTCGTAACAAGCTCCGAATAATTCGTCCATTTCGTCCCGCGTCAGAACGTGCATGATTCCAACTCCTCGCCATGTAACGCTATCAAGTTCCATCAACTTGCGATCACGTTGATCGGCAAAGTAAGTCACTTCGACAAACATGCCATTGTTCATTTCGTATTCCATACATCCTCCTACCAAGGAAATCCGAGAAAACCACCGAAGGCAACGAAGCCAAGTAGCAATCCGGCGATACATGACCACGCGTAGATTTCCCACTTCTGCATCGGCGGAACGTGGTCATTGAACGGCACGTTGCTGTGCGGGTCACGGTTGTAGAACCGTGCAGGGCGATGCACTCCGTAGAGTGTGCGCTGCGGTACTTCAAGGCGTTGCTGTTTCATCTCGTTGCTCCGTTAGAATTTTTGAGCAGAACAAACTTGATGAAAGAAAAACCATCCTAGTTTGTCTTCTGCTGATTTCTCAGAAAAGAAAGAGCCAAGATACTTTGGCTGAGAAAGAAGCCTTCCAGTCAGGAAGTCACGAGTTTGATAGACGGTGGTCATTTTTTATCTCCTACTGTTCAGATTCGCAACGCTCTGCAAATTCAGGAAACTGATGCGCCATTTCTTCCATGCGCTCGCAAAAAATCTGAGAGCCAACCTCTTTCGGAGAATAGCTCATCATCTTGTTGAAAATATCTACGTATTCTTTGCGGAAATCTTCGTAGGTCATTTTGTCGCTCCGTTTGTTGTGTGTTTCGATGTGTTCAATTATCCGTATTTGGGCAAGCATGTAAAGCGTAACAATGACTTTTTGCGTAAGTTATTTTTATAGCTACATAAAATTATTTGTTGAGTGCATTGCCCGAATTTGGATATAGTTAGCACATGAAAACCGAACCGATCCTAGATTACGTACTTCGCAAACTGGCCGAAAACAAAGGTAGCCATAGGGAAATTTCCAAGGCAACCGGGATACCCTACGGAACCATTGCGAAGATCACTCAACGCACTACGCCTAATCCTGGTGTGCTACACATTCAGGCGTTGGCAGATTACTTTAGAGGTGTAGAATGATGCTGTCTCCCTCCGACCTCGGCACACGCCGAGTTTCTCCCGCCTTGAGCTTCGGCTCGGCGGGTATTTTTTTGTCTATCGAATGGAGTGCGTAATGGACGAAGATCGTTATTACAATCTTGGAAGCCATGACAAGCTGTTCAACCAGATTGAGCAGAAGTCATGACCTACCGCTATATAACGCAATCAGGCCAAGGGTTACGGTTCGATATTATGGACGCTCAAAACAACCGCATCTGTGTTGCCCATGCAGAATATGTCGCAAAGATAATTGTTCGCGCACTTGATGCAGACGAACGGAAACAGAAGGCAATCAACCGTGGCTTTGGAAAATCGCCGCTTCGGGAGAAATGAAATGACCACTCCAATCATTCGGCTATCGCCAGCCCCAAACACCAGCATGAATCCAATGCAAGCATTGCATTCAGCACTTGCTGACGCAGAGCAGGGGATGCAGGATGTTTTGATTATCGCCTATGACGCAGATGGCGATCTGTACATCAGGTCAAGCAAGATGAACTGTGCAGAAGCCTTCTTCATGGCGCATAAAGCGATGCAATGGGCAGAATCAGGAGGCGAAGAATGACCATCATAGCCCTATGGTTAGCAATCTCAATCCTGTTCGGATGGTTTGTATGTCCGAGACTTTTTCAATATACATAACGAGGGAAGCATGAGCCACGCAACACTAAAACACATCATGGAGCGCATTGAGTTTGCTCCAAAGGATTCTCCTATCGCAGTGTTCCGGTCGGAGTTTCGCGGCAAGCTTGATGCGGTATTCGGTGCGACGATCCACACGAAGCAGCTAATTTCAAGTGGTGACAAAACCTACATCGGCACATTCGACAAGTTTTCCGACATGGATGCAGTCGTCAAGAAACTTAGCGGGATGATTAACAAATGAGCAGAATTGAAACCATCGGCAACGCCACGCTATACCTGGGCGATTGCCGCGACATCCTGCATACGCTGCCGAAGGTTGATCTGGTGCTGACTGATCCGCCGTATGGGATTGGTTCGTTGATGAAAGGCGGCACGAATACTGGCCATTGGTGCATGCTGTCTGGAGGCAATGAGTGGGATATGGAGCTGCCTGACATTGCTCCAATAATCGCGCGCGGCCTTCATGCTGTAGTGTGGGGTGGAAATTACTTTCCGCTTCCGCCTGCGCGATGTGTTTTGGCATGGAGAAAGCTTAACGCGGTGCCGACACAGGCTTGTTTTGAGCTTGCATGGACTTCATTCGACAAGCCGGCAAAAATGTTCGCGCATGTGTCTGGTGGTGCAATGCAGCGCGATGGACACCCAACACAAAAGCCGCTTGCGCTGATGGAGTGGTGCATAAATTTAGCTCCAAAAACCACGTCGACCGTATCCGACCCATTCATGGGCAGCGGCACCACCGGCGTTGCCTGCGCCAACCTCGGCAAGACCTTCATCGGCATCGAGCGCGAACAAAAGTATTTCGACATTGCTTGCAAGCGAATCGAAGATGCATACAGACAAGTGAGGCTATTCGAATGACCGTACCAAACCACCCGCAATCAGTTGCAGACTACCGCGACCGTACCAAGCAGCACGAAGAGTCATCACTGAACTCGGTGCGCTTCCACAACAGCTTTAAATGCCCTGTATGCAAACGCATCATGCCAAGGCTAGGACGCCAGAATCGTGGCGGAAAGTTGGGCTTCCGGTGCTTCGAGTGCAAGGAAAAGCGCGATGCCAGTATCAAGGCGAAGGCTGAAGCATGAGATTATGTTAGAATTCCGTTGCGTTGTGAGGACGCATAGCTCGGGTAGACAGGTTCTTTTGTTGGTTGCCTCGTCTGCCCGTTAAAGACTAGCAATAGTCGCTGCCCGAGCCGGAACACTCACCGGACGGGGCGACCACCAAAGGAACCTGTATGAAGTTCTACCCGCATCACATTGGCGATTACAGATCAGCTACGGCCTATCTGTCTAACGAAGAGGATATTTGTTACCGTCGCCTGCTCGAAATCTACTACGATACAGAGCGCCCAATCATTCCAGACACACGATTGCTTTCCCGTCAAACGCGAGTAAGCCAAGCTGTTGTCGAAGACATTCTTCAAGAGTTCTTCACGTTAATAGATGGGTTTTGGCACAACGGACGCGCTGACGGAGAGATTTCTAGGTGGTATTCAAAGTCTGCTGCGGCAAAGGCAAACATTGAAAAACGATGGGAAAAGAAGAAAAACGATACTGACGTATTACGGACGAATAACAAACGTAATACCAAAACATACGAACACGATACTACCCAAGACCCAAGACCCAATAAAAAAGAGTTAACGCTCTTTTTCAATGAGTTTTGGGATGCTTACGGAAAAAAAGTTGGAAAGCCGAATGCGCTGAAAGAGTGGAATAAGATTTCACCTTCTGACGATGAAGCAAAGGAAATCATCAGTGCAGCAAACTCGCTTCGTTTATCGCGGCCTGACCCTACGTATCGGAAAGACCCTGAACGCTGGCTCAAGGCTAGGGGATGGGAAGACGAGCTTACAACCGTTCAATCCGTAAAGTCAGACTCTCTAACGGAAATCTTTGCGAGGGCGATATGAGCGCAGCAGAACTTATCTCACGGCTGAAGAAAGTACGCGCAACAGGAAAAGGAACGTGGACGGCATGTTGTCCTGCTCATAACGACAAGTCTCCGTCACTGGCTGTTCGTGAGACTGAAGACGGTAGAGTTCTCCTACATTGCTTTTCAGGGTGCGATGTTGAGTCAATCCTTGACGCGGTAGGGCTTACGTTTGATGATCTGTTCCCAGAAACTCACGAACACAGGAAGTCAGAGGCAAGGCCGTTTCCTGCGTCTGATGTTTTACGGTTGATCGCAAAAGAGGCATTAATCGTTGCGGCTACCGCTAAAACGCTCACAAAGCGCCGCCTTACGGAAAAGGAAACAGACCGCGCTATCGAGTCCGCATCGCTGATTCAAGGCGCTCTGACGGCTTCAGGTATCACGATGGGGGCATGGAAATGAAACTAATAACTCTGGATGACCTTGCGCCGTACATTCATGGCCCGGATGAGTCGCCAAATATCAAGCCAGCCTCGAACTACTGCGACGAGGTAATCGACAAGTTCTACGGCGACCAATCACACGCGGGGGCTAGGCTTCCTTGGGGAAAGTCTGAATTTACGATTGCATTCAGGCCGGGAGAGGTTTCGTTGTGGTTAGGAATGAACGGCCACGGAAAGTCTCTTTTGCTCGGACAGCTTTTAACGTGGTGGATGGCACATGACGAAAGTTGTTGCATTGCGTCATTCGAGATGAAGCCTGCGACCACGTTGCAGAGAATGTGCCGTCAAGCGGCTCAGTGCAATGAGCCAACAATCCAGTTTATTCAGAAGTTCCACCGCTGGACTGATGACCGCTTATGGATGTATGACCAGCAGGGAACGGTTAGCGCAGATCGCGTGTTGTCCGTGTGCAGGTATTTCGCAGACAAGATGCACGGCAAGCATATAGTCATTGATTCGTTGATGAAGTGCGGCATGGGCGAGGATGATTACAACGGGCAAAAGCGGTTTGTGGATGAACTGACGGCAATCGCAAGGGACTCGAACATCCATATCCACCTGGTTCATCACTCGCGGAAACTTGGCGATGAAAACTCGCCACCTGGAAAGATGGATGCCAAGGGAACAGGGGCGATTACTGACCAAGTTGATAATTGTATTTCTGTATGGCGCAATAAGAAAAAAGAGAAGGCAGCACAGGCAGGGATCATAGATAATGACATTCCTGATTCTCTGATGATTGTCGATAAGCAAAGAAACGGCGAGTGGGAGGGGTCTGTAGCAATGTGGTTCGACAAGGCATCTGGACAGTTTTTGGGATCTAAGTCTTCAGGAACTATTGACCTATTGAGGCCGAGAGCATGAGCAGCGCAGAAGAAAACCGCATCCGTATGCAGACCATCACAAGGCTAGTAGATTCATTCCGCAAAGAGTTCCCAGAGGTACGGGTAACTTACGCAAGCGAGAACGGAATCGTCAAAGGAACAAAGAGTCCTGACGGCGTGAAGATGAGCGAAACACTAATCGGAGCATGGAACAAAAAATGAACGAGTTAGAAATTCAACTTGAAGAAATGTATTCCGAAAGAAGCGCAATCCTGGAATACTGCGCC